GACCCCTTAAGGGTCCTCCCGGTGTTTACGCCGCGGAGCAACGTGTTCTGCACTTTGTTTCGTCACTGTCACCATCTTTGCAGTGCAAAGTCGGTGGTGACTAACTCCGTTGCCGTGAGGCAGCAGAATGTTCGTAAGGAAGGTATTTAGATGGGTGGAATCTTTACTTGGAGGAGGCAATTGCCTCAGCCAAGCGATGGAACGAAAATCTCGAATGTGGGTGTTAAATCCATAGTCAAGGTTCTAGCTTCCACCGGAATCCCCTATCAGACCACTGTCTCCTTTCGGGGAGATAGTGCGGCTACATCGGAAGATGATTTGGCCATGGCCCAGTATCGAACTCTTCATGAGAACGGTAATAGGCTTACGTATTCTAAATACGATAATGGTCATAACTTCGATACGGAAAAACAGTCTGTATGGCTTAGCCATCCAGCTGTGGTAGTTAAGCCCTTCGTTGCTGGCTCTCCAGCTAGTTACGTCGGACCACTCTGCCCTAATTCCACATCGTCTGGTGTTCATGGTTATCTTTCGGCTCCGTCGGTTAATTCCGACTTCTATGGAGCTGAATTTATTTCCATGACCAGACCGAATAAGCCGGTCTTTGACGCAGCAAACACCCTTGGTGAGCTCCGTACTGAAGGTTTGCCGAAAATATTCGGTACCATCGTTTCTCTGCAAAGTAGGGTTGCTTTTTTCCGATCTCTCGGGAAAGAGTACCTGAATGCACAGTTTGGATGGGCTCCTTTAGAACGAGCCTTCGAGGACCTGCTGTACGTCGTGCAGAACAGCGAAAAGCTGGTCTACCAATATCTTGCCGATAACGGTAAAGATATTCGACGCAAAGCTGTCCTTCCTGTCCAGGCGACAAATTTGTCGATTGAGACGAATAAGCTGTTTTCTATAGCTTTTTCAACTCTTTCTTCAAGTGAGTCTAACTTATTCGACCCTTCAAAGGGCGGACAAGCTGGACGGGCCGAGGTTATTCAAAACTCTACGAGAACTTTATCGTTCTCCGGAAAGTACAATTATTACTTAGGGGACCCCTCTTCGGAGTTCTTTAGTAATATGAGTATTTATTCCGCACTAGCTAAGAAGCTAGTGGGACTTAGGATTACTCCTTCGTCACTATGGGAATTGAAACCTTGGACCTGGTTGCTTGACTGGCACGCCAACATTGGTACCATTCTTGGTAACGTTGAAGGTTTGTCATCAGACAATCTTATTCTCAAGTACGGTTACCTCATGTGTGAGGACGAACTTGATAAGGTAGTTTCTGTCTATAGACATGGACTACCAGCCTTTGGTCCCGTTACTGTTCGTTTTAGAACGCTCAGAAAACGACGGATTAAGGCTTATCCTTACGGATTCTCCCTGGATCCGAGTTCTTACTCGGCCTACCAGTGGAGTATCATTGGGGCTCTTCTTTCTACGAAGACTCCAACTTCCTTGAGATAGGAAGTTCTTGCTTCATTCCGAAGCAAGATTAATTATGATCGCCGGGAGGCGACCAAAACAAGGAGTACTGTCATGGCTTTTGCCGATCCTCAGTCCGTTACAATCAACGCTGTCGCGGTATCACTACCGCGAACCTCCAGTGCTGCATCGTCGGGAGCCTTTACGGCTAACGATGGTACTGTGGCACTCAGCGTGTCCCAGGAGTACAAGAGCCGAACGGCTCGTCGTATTCGCTTGGACCACCAGAAATATGCAGCAGACCCTTTGGTCTCTGCGAACAATGTTCTACGCTCTATGAGCGTCTCGGTCATTGTGAATGTCCCTAAGCAGGGATATTCTGTGACAGAACAGAAGCAGGTTGTGGACGCCCTCGTGGCGTACCTGACTGCTTCTTCTGGTGCTAAGGTCACCCAGCTTCTTGGCGGGGAGATCTAGACGGAATGGGTAAGCACGGCTTTGAGAGTGATGGAGGAATTTCCTCTATTGCTCTTTTCATTGCTTTAGGTATAGTGCTTGCACTATCCTTAGCTTTGAATGCCTGGCTTATTGCAACAGTTTTCTTTCTGTTGTAATTCCCATTTAGTTACAAGAGGATCAACACCATGGCGTAGGATGTTCCACCTATCAGTTAAGACAGGAGAGCATGAAAAGCCTATTGTTGCTCCAAAAGAGTGTCCTAGATGATCTAGGAACTCTGTGTTGCGTAAACACCAGCAAAGATCTAAAAACGATCTCTGCTCGGTTCGAACATGAGGGGTTATCTTTTCTTACGATAACCCTACCCGGTTTTGCAAAAGACTTCGAAAGAGGTCTTGAGCTTGGCAGGGTTGATCACAATCTGTTTCGCAGTTTTGCGTTTCAGAGAGGTCTCCCCCGATTTCTCGGAGGTTTCCTTGATCAAGTGTTCGACCGTTGTGATGGTGCCTTGTTGGACAATCCTTCTGAATCAGCAGTTTTTGCTATTCGTCAGATTACTCTGATGTTTGGCAAAATAAAACTGGAGTGCTCGAAAGAGCGCACCGAGTCTGCCTTTAGAACTTTTATCCAATGTGAGAAGGATGTAACACTCGCAGATGAGTCCTTTGACTTCTTCAAAGAAGATTTCATTAGAATATCTCGAGTCTTGTTTCGAGACACTTTCCTTAGAGTAGCCGAGAGGCTATATCATAAGGATTTTCGTCCCAAACATGGTTCTGGTTCCACGGCTGAAAGACTTCTTGGAAACAAGAAATATTCCCAGCATGAATGGACCAGACGGCTGGAGAGTGTCTTTCCTTATATGGAAAGCCTCTTTTCCTCGTACTCACTTGCCTTGGCAAGTGAAGAGGTTAAGCCTTACCTCATCCTCGAACCCGGAAATGAACGACCCGTTAGGGTTATTTCAGTTCCTAAAACGCTAAAAACACCCAGAATAATAGCCATTGAGCCGACCGCTATGCAATATATGCAACAAGGTCTGCTCGAACTATTTACTGAAGAGGTGGAAAGGGATAGACTCCTTAGACCTCTTATCTCTAACGAGCTTCAGGAGCCTAATCAGCTTCTTGCTCGTGAAGGTTCTCTTTCTGGGAACCTTAGCACACTAGATCTTAGTGAAGCTAGCGATCGTGTTTCTAATCTGCATGTAAACGCCCTGTTTAAGGATCATCCCTCTTTGTTAGAGGCGATCCAAGCAACAAGGAGTCTGAAGGCAGATGTTCCTGGCCACGGTATTATTACCTTGTCCAAGTTCGCATCTATGGGTTCAGCACTCTGTTTCCCGATGGAAAGCTACGTATTCCTTGTAGCTATCTTTATGGGGATTGAGAATGTGCTCAAGCACCGTCTTACCAAAAAGGATGTTCAATCCTTTATTGGCAAGGTTCGTCTTTATGGTGACGATATTATCGTACCAAAAGACTACACGCAATCCGTTGTGAGTTCACTTGAAGCCCTAGGGTTTAAAGTGAACTTGAACAAGTCCTTTTGGAATGGTAAATTCCGAGAGTCTTGCGGGAAGGAGTATTTCGCTGGACATGACGTTAGTATTTGTCGTGTTCGACGTTTGCTCCCTACCCAACGGAAGCATGTTGAAGAGATTGAATCTACTGTTTCCCTTAGAAACCAGGCTTATAAAGCTGGACTTTGGAGAACTGTTAGATTCCTTGACGATGTTGTTGGAGAGATTATCCCCTTTCCTGCTGCATCTGATCGCTCCGAAGGATTGACCAAGATTACCTATTTGCCACTTAGTGGCGATGGATGGTCTTCAGATCTTCAGAAGCCTTTAGTCAAGGCTGCTAAAGTGAAGCATATCCTTCCAATCGATAGATTGGATGGACATGGGGCACTCCTCAAGTTTTTCTTGAAGCGTGGAGACGAACCTTCACCGAACAAGAATCATCTTGAACGTGCTGGGCGTAGTCAATCAGCCCATATAAAGGTTGGCTGGATCAGTCTCTTTTAGAGACTGATGACGGATTACCATATCCGTTGAGTGGAGGATTTAGCCTCTTCGCAGAGACTAGATTCCTC